ATGACGTTTACAGCTTTTGAAATCCACAAGGACCTGGTTGAAAGGGAAGGGTATGACCCTAAATCAAATGAGTACTATACGGAGATCGACAAACGTATAAGAGTTGACTTTCCTAATAAATTTGATAAGGATAGGGGTATAGAAACGTCCAAGCCCGTTCAGTCGGTCGCTTCTGCACAAAGAAGTGTAAAACAAGGACGCCAAACTGTGAGACTCACATCTTCACAGGTCGCTATTGCGAAAAAATTAGGTGTGCCACTCGAAGAATATGCGAAACAATTAAAACTCACGAAGGAGGCATAAGCATATGAAAAAAGAACAAGAACAAACTTCTCGTGCGAGCTCAACACGGTCAAAGACTGAAAGACCAAAAGTGTGGACTCCCCCATCATCTTTAGATGCTCCGCCTGCGCCTGATGGATTCAGGCATAGATGGATAAGAGCAGAGAGTTTAGGGTTTTCGGACACTAAAAATGTTTCAGCTCGTTTGAGAGAAGGATTTGAATTGGTGAGAGCCGATGAATATCCAGGTACTCAATATCCCGTAATTACCGATGGTAAATACGCAGGTGTCATTGGAGTTGGTGGCCTTTTGCTGGCAAGGATATCGGAAGAGATTGCGAAGCAACGTGCAGCCTATATAGAAGGTTTAACTAAAGGGCAAGACGAAGCGGTAGAACACGATCTCATGAGGGAACAGCATAAGAGTATGCCGATCAATGTTGATCGACAATCTCGCGTAACCTTCGGTGGTACAAAGAAAAGCTAATTTTCTCGGGATAACAACCAATTCCCTATCATCGATTTAATTAACCGTTTACAGGTAAAACTGTAAACATTTAGGAGTAATACTATGGCAAATCGTAACAGTGCTGGGTTTGGATTAATTCCTCAAGGAACGTTAGGGTCAAACTATACGAACCAAGGACAATCCAAATACTATATAGAAACAGCTTACGGTACGAAAATGTTCCAAGGCACATCCGTAAGGGTGGTCAATGGCTACATAACTACCGCGCAAGCAGCTATAACTAACACTACAATCGGTGTGTTGAACGGTATATTCTACAATGCGGCTACAACTTTGAAGCCGACTTGGCAGAATCACTACGTCGCTAGTACCGCTCCAGCAAACAGCGAAAATACGACAGCTTTCGTTCTAGACAATCCGTTTCAACTTTACAATGTTTCAGCGGATGCAGCAGTTCCACAAGCCGATCACCTTGAAACGTTCGGTTTAACGGTAACAGCAGCAGGTTCCACAACAAGTGGACAATCTAGTTCAGAACTGACGTATGGAACCGCTGACGCAACAGCGAACCAATGGAGATTATTACGTTCGGCTGAGGACCCTGAAAACTCCGACATTACTGCAGCTAACTGCACTTTTGTTGTTGTTCAGAACCTTAACCAAATAAACTCTGGCGGTTTGACTACTGCGTCTTAATAGGAGTATATAGACAATGGCAATATCACGAGCACAGCTAGTTAAAGAACTAGAGCCAGGCCTAAATGCACTATTTGGGCTGGAATACAAACGGTATGACAATCAACATGCTGAAATATACGTTACAGAATCATCTGACAGAGCTTTTGAAGAAGAAGTTATGTTATCTGGTTTTGCGAACGCTGAAGTAAAAGCAGAAGGTCAAGGCATCGGATATGATGATGCTCAAGAAACCTACACTGCAAGGTACACAATGGAAACTATCGCTCTAGCATTTGCGATAACAGAAGAAGCTATCGAAGATAATCTCTACGACAGACTTGCTTCTCGTTATACAAAAGCTTTGGCTAGATCCATGTCCAATGCGAAAGAAGTTAAAGCAGCTACACCATTGATTAATGGCTTGCCTCAAACGGCAACTTTTAAATCAGGAGATGGTGTTGCATTGTTCTCTACTGCACACACAACTGTAAGTGGAACAAATGTTAAAAACACTTTAACAACTCAAGCAGACTTAAACGAAACTTCATTGGAAACAGCATTAATTGATATTAATGCGTTCACTGATGAACGAGGTTTAAGAATAGCAGCTAAAGGGGTCAAGATGATTGTCCCTTCAGGCAATCAGTTCAATGCTGAGAGAATTTTAAAATCTCAAGGTAGAACTGGTACTGCTGATAACGATCTCAATGCTATCTTTTCAATGGGAATGGTTCCTCAAGGATATAGAGTGAACAATTTCTTAACTGATGCTGATAGCTGGTATCTTATCACGGACGTACCTAACGGTATGAAAATGTTCCAAAGAACACCATTGACAACTGCAATGGAAGGGGACTTTGATACTGGTAACGTAAGATACAAAGCTAGAGAAAGATACGTTTTTGGCGTATCCGACTATAGAGGTATCTTCGGCGTACAAGGAGCGTAATCAATAAATTAGAAATGAGGCGGCCTTAAAACTGCCTCATTTCGACTATAAAGTAAGAAATTCCTTATGAAAAACTTCAGAATACAAATTCGATACTGTGGCTATTATGCGGACTTTAATGTTACGTGTGAGGACAGTGCTACAGGTATTGAAAAAGCAATCCTTGACAAACTAGGAAAAAATGAGGTAAAACTGGAGAAAGATGGATTTACTTCTAAACGAGGTAAATGGATAACCTATGAGGAGGTTACAAATGACCGAAGACCTATACACTACGAAACGGTCCTTGGAACTAGAGTGGCAACAAGAGCATCTGAAGTCCGGGAAGCATAATATCCGAATGATTGAAATCAATAGAAAAATCCAGGATATTATTAAAGAGATCGTTGCCAAAGAGTTTGAAGCGGATACTCTTCAAATTAAAGTAAACGAGGCCAAGTCCGAAGTTTCGATAGCCACTTAAGCGCTATCAAAAAGCATACAAATTCACAGGGATACCTTGCACTCTTTGCAAAAAAGAGCTATAAAAAATTACTATACATTAAATTAAGAACGTAGACGCGTATAGAGACGGCCTAGAGACTACGTTCGCATAATCTAGGAGGATTATAATTATGGCAAATACAACATTCGCAGGAACAGTAAGAGCAGAATCTGGTCTTAAGGTTTCTGTAAAAACAGCGGCAACTGGTGCATATACTGATTATTTTACAGTTAGTTCAGCAGGTGCTGTAAGTGCATCAAGCACATTAGCTGTTACAGGTGTATCAACTTTAACTGGAGCATTAAAAGCTAACGCTTCACAAAACTGGTTAGGAATTAAAAAATTCCAATCTTTTGCAGGAACTTTAGCTTCAACAGATGCAGCAACTACAGCTTATGGTGATGGTGATGTTCTTGTTGAGTTAGGAACTTTAGACACAACAGTCCCTTCAGGACATGTTGCAGCAACTAAGTTCTTTATAGACAGAGCACTAATTGGTATTACGACAGCAGCAGGTCAAACACTTGTTGGTGGGTTATCATTAAGCGCTACATCAGGTACAGACACTAATGCAGCAGTTTCATCAGGAACAGAAATTGTTGGTGCAGGAGTTACTTCGTTCAACGAACAACTTAGTGCAACACAATCTGTAACTGAAATTGATGTTAACTTAAATAATTCAGCAGGTAATTATCACATTTTCGTACCCAATGTGACAGCCGCTATTGCAAGTAAATATTTATATGCATTTAGCACAACAGCAGTTAATGCTGACATTACAGCTGGTAGATTTACAGTACTATTAGAATACGCAGTATTTTAATATTAAATAAACTTTATGATGGGGCTTCGGCCCCATCTAGTAATCTTGATTAAGGAGGGATTATGGCAGATACAGTAACAGGACCAGAGGTTTTACAAGAAAACGATAAACGAGTCGTATTAAAATAGTTGTAGAATCAGACGGTAATGGAAGCACAACAGTATTTTTTGCTTCTTCAGCACGTACTGTAGCAGGTACTGCACAACTCGGAGCTTTGCAAAGAATTTGGTTTGCATGTGATTCTGGAGATGGCGGCGACTCACACTGTCGTTTAGATTTTGAAGATTCAGATGGGGATAGACCTTTGCTTGGTTTAACAGGAACAGGCTATTGGGACTTTAGAGAATTCGGTGGACTACCACCAAGCACTGATGCTAACACAAATGGTGATATTAATGTTGTGATACCGTCTCAAGCAGATGATGGTAACATGTACACAGTTATAGCTGAGTTTATTAAAACACCATCATAGGAGGTAGCATATGGCTAATACTACTTCTGGAACAGTCACTTTCGACAAGACTTTCGCCGTTGATGAAATTATAGGCGAAGCATACGAACGGATTGGTTTACAATCTGTTTCAGGATTTCAATTAAAAACAGCAAGACGTTCTTTAAATGTAATGTTTCAAGAATGGGGCAATAGAGGTTTGCACTACTGGGAAGTAGGTGATACCAATATTGATCTTATTGAAGGTCAGGCTGAATATACTTTTTATAGAGCATCAGGTGATGGAACTTCTTCAGTCACAGTCGGTGGAACAAGTGGATCTTCTACTTATGGAATAGCAGATATTTTAGAAGCAACATACAGAACAAATAGAACTGAAACAACACAGGCAGATTCTACTCTTACAAAAATAGCTAGATCAGCATATTCTGCATTAGCAAATAAATTATCTAAAGGAACTCCTTCTCAATATTTTGTTCAACGATTCGTGGACAAAACAACTTTAACCGTTTATCCAACAGCAGATTCTACAGCTGCATCTAAAGATTTACATGTTTTCTTTGTAAAAAGAATTCAAGACGCAGATGCAACTTATACCGATGCAACAGACGTACCTTATCGTTTCGTACCTTGTATGGCATCAGGGTTATCATTTTATTTAGCTCAAAAATATGCACCTCAAAGAGTACAAGAATTAAAATTATTATATGAAGACGAATTAAAAAGAGCTCTGGCAGAAGATGGATCTTCTACAAGCACTTATATAACCCCAGAATCTTATTACCCGAGTGGTTAACTATGGCATTTGCAAGAGGAAAATATGCTAAAGCAATATCAGATCGATCCGGTATGGAATTTCCATATAGAGAAATGGTTAAAGAATGGAATGGTATGTTGGTTCATAAATCTGAATATGAAGCGCGACATCCTCAATACAAAGTACACCATTCTAGTTTAGAAGGACATGGTTTAAGACATGCAAGACCAGCAAGAACTGAAAATACAGTTGCAACTACGTTAGGACCTAATCCTTTTGAAACGATTTCAGCAGGTTCAGGAATTATAAATGTTTTTGAAAAAAGTCATGGGCGATCTACAGATGATACAGTGAGATTTAGAGGTCCAATATGGACAAGTTCCGATGCGGATGCTTATCAAAATCCAGTTGGATTTGATGGAATCACAGGAGCTAATTTAGCAAAAGCTGCTGGCTACTCGATTACCGTTGGTACACGAGATTCCAGTGGCACAATAACTAATACCGACGACTTCTATCACTTTACTGTGGATACGAACACTGCTACAAGTGGAGAAGTATCAGGAGGGGGAGAGAATTGTTCGGCTGGTCCAGCAACTCTAACAGCATAATATGGCAGGATTTACTTATTCAACATTAACAACAGCAATTTTAAACTATACGGAAGTTGGTACTTCTGTTTTATCCAGTACTATAACCGATCAATTTATAGACAATTCAGAACTTAGAATTCAAAGAGATGTTCCAATTGATGCAGATCGAAAAGAAGTTATAGGTAATTTAGTAGCTTCAAAAGATAATGTAAATGCTCCTGCGGGAACTTTATTTGTAAGAGGACTTCAGGTTTATACTTCAACAACAGCGGCAACTGGAGCTAATAGCTGGCTAGAGAAGAAAGATATTAGCTTTTTAAGAGAATATGATGCAGCTGAAACGACTACTGGCACACCAAAATATTACGCTATGTCAGGAGGAGCAGAAGGAACTGGTGCAACTTCTTCAGGAAGAATTACAATTGTTCCAACCCCGTCTTCAGCTTTTATGTATAAAATTCATTATAATGCTAGACCAATAGGATTGAGTTCAGCAAATACAACAACTTATTTAAGTCTTAATTTTGGAAATGGACTTTTATATGCATGCTTGGTAGAAGCATTTAGCTATTTAAAAGGTCCAATGGATATGCTACAATTATACGAACAAAAGTATCAAACCGAAGTTCAAAAATTCGGTGGAGAACAATTAGGTAGAAGAAGACGAGACGATTATACAGATGGTGAACCACGTATGCCCGTTCAGTCTCCGACACCGTAAGGATTAAACTATGGCAACATTAACAGTATCAATAAAAGAAGCAATCACTCTCAACAACATAGATTATGGATCTGAAAGATCTTTAGATATTTCTAGTGTTAATGAAATTACAAAAAGAGTTGTAACTGCATCAACAACAGAATGTGGATTAATAGGATTTATATCAGCAATTAGCGGTGTAGGTGTAACAGCTAATAAAGTTGGTTATGTTGCAGGAATGTTTGATGATGGTGATGTTAGATATATTAGAATTACAAATTTAGATTCATCAAATCATATTATGTTAACTTTTAGAGATGAAGATAACACAGAATTTAGAATGAAAGTAGATGCAGGTCATTCGTTTATTTATCCAGGTGATAATAGTGGTGGCGTTGTAGATACAATGAAAGCAGCAGGATCAGCTTTGGCTTCAGGTCTTTCTGACTTAGTAGATATTACAGTAGACACAGATACTGCAGCATGTGATGTGGAAATTTTTGTAGGGAGCGCTTAATGGCATCGTCATATACGGTACTTGGTACAGAAAAGATGACAACTGGCGAGAACGCCGGTAACTGGGGAACAAAAACTAATACCAATTTAGAAATTTTAGAACAGGCTTTTGGTGGTTATCTTGCTTTTACGATAGATGCAACATCAGAGACATTAGCTATTACCGATGGAGATTCCACAGCATCCACTTCTCAAGCTCGTCATCAAGTTATTAAATTATCAGGAACACTTAGTGGAAACACTACAGTAACTGTTCCTAATGATATAATAAAAACCTATGTT